TGGCGATTCCGTTGTTAAGTGCCCACTGGTATGCTTCTTTTGACGCATTAATTACATTTGCCTGGCGCATATTCCACTCTTCGTATAAGCGTTCATGCTGCGACTTGTTTCCGCCCTTACCGAAGTCTTCATCTTCGATAGAGATACTGTTCTGTCGATTCTTCTTGTCTTGCAGTCGTGCTTCTCGCCACTGAAAGTTCTCTTGAACTGCATAGCGTTGACTAAATTCTTGAAAACTAAAACTTCTATGCCGCAGAATCTGCCGAGCAATATCTCGTGTTGTTTTAATTTCCATAGTTATACTTACCATCTCGAAAGGACTCCAGTGCCCTTCTCGAATGAGATAGCGCAGTAGTCGAGGAGCGCTTTCGTGATGATTTTGATTTTCTGGGTTACTTACTCTAGCCGAATACGCTATTAGCTGATTGGCTGTTTCACAGCCTGTAGCTGCGCTTGGGGTGGTCATTCCCACTAAAGAAACTTTACTCATTGTTGCTCCATTATTAGATACCGAGATTTACCCAGTTACGAAATTCAATATGAAAGGCTTCAGCATGGAGAGCACTTTCAAAACAATAAGTGAACGCATATACATGAGTCCACTGTTTAATTTGATATTCATGTTGGTCTAGATTTTGCTTACACCAAGCCTTTGCATGGTCTCGCAAGTCGGAATGCACTATTACTTCATGGCCTGGAAGCCATTTACGTTTATAGTCTGCTCTTTCTTGGGGTGTCATTTTAATATGCTCGTTGTCTTCTTTCAAAATTCCGTTTTCCCAATTCTCTGCGACCTCTTCCGCATAGTGAATTGATTTATCTCTCACATCCACCTTACCGAAGGTATCACCGTTCTTTGATAGATATACTAGGCAGCCAGTATCATCAATTTCTGCGGCTTTCTGAGAGGTCATTAAATACGCTCCTTTGGAATGATGAAGTAATCATCAAACTTTTCTTTCTCAGCGTACTCCTCAGCCTCTTTCTCAGAGTTAAACACTCTAGTACTTAGAAGAGAGCCTCCTACGTAAATGTAATATACAGTCATTCGTGTCCCTCACAGAGCCATGGTCCGCTATCTGGTTCACTATACCACCACCGCTCCTCGCTTGCATTAATGCAATGATATGGAAGAGTATACCCATCACCTTCGAGGGCCTCTCCGCAGTTAGGGCAGCCAAAGTCCATATAGTCTTCCGCTGTCATAAATTTAAATCCACCGCTCATTCGAGTAAGTCCGCGATTCTGTTTGCAAGGTCAGAGAACCACTCTTCTCCGTGCCCGCGAGTAGTTTCAGCAGCAGTACCGATACGAATACCACTTGTCTCTACAAAGTTACGTGGGTCGTTAGGAATACCATTTTTATTTACAGTAATACCTTCAGACTCTAGTAAGTCAGCAGCTACTCGTCCACTATAAGGACTATTTTGTAAATCAATAAGAATTATGTGTGAATCTGTTCCGCCTGTTTGTATTGCTACATTTCGTCGTCTAAATACTTCGCACATAGCTTTTGCGTTCCACACGACTTGTGCCGCATAGTTTTTAAACTCTGGCGTGTCTGCTTCTAAGAAACACTGTGCCTTAGCAGCAATAACGTGCATTAGAGGGCCGCCTTGAGTGCCTGGGAAAATAGCACTGTTAATCTTTTTAGTATATTCTTCATTATTCCAAAGAATAATTCCGCCTCGCGGCCCTCGAAGTGTCTTGTGTGTAGTTGACGTAACTACATCAGCAAAAGGTACAGGATTAGGATATGCGCCTCCAGCAATCAAACCGCTGTAGTGTGCCATATCAACTAATAAGTATGCGCCTACTGCATCTGCGATGTCACGAAATATATCCCAGTTAATAACTCTAGGATAAGCACTTGCACCCGCTACAATCATCTTAGGTTTTACTTTAAACGCCTGCTCTTCAATAGCTTCATAGTCTAAGTAGCCTGTCTCATCTACTCCATAGTGATGTGCTTCGTAAATCTTACCTGAGATATTCGGTTTGCTACCATGTGATAAGTGTCCACCACTTGCTAAGTCCATACCTAGAATTCTATCGCCGGGCTTTAAAAATGCTTGGTATACTGCTGTGTTTGCATTAGCCCCGCAATGAGGCTGTACATTTGCATAGTTTGCACCATAAAGTTTACACAGGGTATCAATGGCGAGCTGTTCAACTTCGTCCATATGCTCGCAACCATTGTAGTAGCGTTTGCCTGGGTAGCCTTCAGCGTACTTGTTTGTAAATACACTACCCGTCAATTCCATTACTGCAGAACTAGCAAAGTTTTCACTTGCAATCAGCTCAATCGTAGTCTGCTGACGAATATGCTCTTTTCCAAGAATATCAAAAATCTGTTTATTTATCATCATTATTGTCCACTAATTCTATTTTCGTAGTCCGCCATCCCCTCGTCCCACCAGTAGGGTTTTGGTCGATGCTTCCAACTACTGAAAGTAGCTTTGTCCAGCATATAAAATAAGCGATAAGAGTCAATCGGGTTATCATAGTCTTTTAGTTCTTCTGTCATTGCGAGCGCAAACTGTGTGAATCCGTGGTCTTCCATATTCTTTGGCTCTGGCAATGCACGAAGCATATCATAACTTTTATGCAAACTACCATAGCGATAGTGTGCTTCGCTCGCAAGAGCAAAGGCATAGCAGTTAGTCCAGTAAAAGTTTTCAAGGGAAGAACGCACCCAGATACACGAAGGGTGATTCTGCATTGTAGGTAGATATGGAATAGGACGCTCCTCCATTGGAACGTCCTTCCACTTTTTACGTGTTACTTGTAACTCTGTGTTTTCTTCTTTTGTAATTGCACGAGGTACAAACCCAAAGAGTTCATCAATCCAGAGATTAGTACAGATAAGCTGTGCGGCTTCGAGTATCATTTTGTTTACGTGCTTATCAACATGATACTCAGCACACTTGTCTAAGTCTTTGTCTAGGTAAAAAAGATTCACGGTATACTCCCAGAAATTTCTTATATTATACTCTCTTTGGGAGCAAATGTCAAGAGTTATTTTTATTAGCCAACGTTCTCTAGCCTACTCATTAGACGCTCTGCACGATTAGTTACTTGCTTATACCAGACACTATCTCTACCCTCTACTGCGGCAGCTTTCCAGTTTCCTTTTTGCAACCATTCGTTCATTTTCTTAAATTTGCTCAGACGAGTACGACCCATGTTAAACATCATATTAACCAATATCTGTTGGACTTCGTCGGGAAAGGCACTAAATCCCCCTTCGCTGTATAGAGCATGACATTCTGCGATTGCAAGGTCGAGGTCATGTGCGAATGCCGTAATAACTCGCTCTTCTGAAACTGGAGTTCCAACTGGCTGTCCGTACTCTGGGTCGCTTTCTAATACTAGATGGCCTACTCCAAAAGTAGGATAGCCGAGGTGGTCTTTGTAGATTTCATACACTACACCTTCGTCTACCTTTAAGGTTTTAAATACTGCTTCTCTGTTCATTGTTTCTCCACTTTAGTCGAGCTTGCCTTGTTGAGAGGCTTATCTTTTAATACTACCATTCGGACTTTTTGATACCCCCAGTACCATTGTTGGTTTTTTTCTTTTCGTGGAGACATCCACCAAAATAGAGGTTCTTTATACATTTTTATATCCTTTCTTAAAATTTCCAGAAAGGCTTTTCTTCTGGTATATCTACTACTTCAGTATCCTCGGGTGTTTCTTCTATCATCTGAGTAATACTTGTTTCGTAGTATAGAATAAGGCTTTTCTGCTGATTAATATATCTTCGTAGCTCTGCTACATTTAGNGACATGTTTTCATAGTCTGGAATGCTNAGAGCAAAGAATACTGGAACCCCGCCCGACTCCTTTTCAAAAGTCTCTAGGAATTCTTCCATATTCTCTGGAGTCACGGCATAGAACTTAACTCTATGAAGATTCAAGGGTTTGGGAGGAGATTGAAGAGGAATCTTCTTTACTACATAATCTGTCTTTGTTACTACAATTGGTTCATTAGTAGCACAGCCTACTAAACTACTCAGTA